CAATTTACAGTAGTTGGTTTTAACTTTTCACATTCACACCTAAACCAATAATTCATAGCTTTTCGTTTACCTTTTATGTCAGATACCTCATTTAGCATGACCTTTAATCTATTAGTATCCACTATCTCACACCCTCGCAAAATTTATAATATATTCATCGGGACTATGTTTCAAACCATCTATCTCTCTTTTACCACCTTCAAAGGAAGTTACATCTATTTTGTCAGTGTATGAGCCATCCGAATTGATAGGTAAGTTTACTGCATTACCACCACTCTGTATTGCCCTCCAGACAATCCTCATAACATCCTGTGCTATCTCTGGAGTATCATATCTACCAACTGTGTTCCACTGTTCCCCACTGAATACCCTAAGCGAACATTCATTGACAAATACACCAGAACATTCGTGTATTGCATTACCTTCCTGTGATTTAACCCAAATCATCTAATAACCTCCCAAATTCTTTGGAGCAAAGTGACATTTACTTGTGGCTAATGTTCCAGAACAATCGTTGCAAGGATAGTCATTCACTTTGATGCTACCGAAGAAACATTGATTGCAAAGTGGTACACCCATGACTGACTTACCACACCCACATGATTTTCTGACTGTATCTCCACACTCCATACAACTATTCTTTTCCATTATTTTCCTCCTCTTATTGTTGAAATTAATAATGCGATGCAAGTTACAATTGATACCACTTCTATTATTATGTTTACTATACCAGCATTGGAAAGTACAAACATAATTGTTGTTATTATATTTAATATCAATAGGATAATGAACATTATGATTGTAAGTGTTCTCCCTTCCATGTTATAACCCTCTTTCAAGTTTGAAGTATACCCAACCATCAAACTGGTCTTGGAATCTAAGTTTGGCTTTATCTGGTGAGCATGAGCCGATTATAAATACATCTGGACTACCCTTGACTACCTTTCGATATGATATTGCTGTGCTGTGAATGTCTATTACTTCTCTCCAATCTCCTGCTACATTAATTTCCATTATAAATTCCTCCTTAATATACACCTTATTCTCGTCCATTAAATCAATCCACATTTCTACCGTCCCCAACACCATCCTTTTCTGTTATGTAGCAATCCCTTGCCACTAATATAAGTATACTATAAGCAAGGAACTTTGTCAACTGTTTTTTATAATCTACTACTTAAATTATCTACAAGTTTAGCTATCCTGTCGAATATTGGATATATGTCAATTTCATCAGAGAGTCGGTCTATATCCATGTCTGGATTATTTCTAGCACCCTCAACCATTTCCTCAAATACTTCCATAACTTTTATGGTTTGTATCAGGGTTTCCTCTAGTAATATTGCCTGTTCAACTAGTGACTTTACAAATTCTTCCATTTTATTACCCCCTCATTAATTTTACAAACAATGCTATGAGCATTATTAATATCCACCATCCACCCGTTATGCCTATCATTATTAGATTGAATACTATTGCCCAGAACATTATAACCCAATCTCCTTGTAATCTTTAATTGCTATAAGCTTGTCTATGACTATGCTTGCTTCTGCTTCTGATAGTTCTTTGTAGTTGTATAATGGTGAGATATATTCTGGTAGGTCATACCTATCTATTTCTAATTTCTTGGTAAGTCCTGCTATATAACCTATCTGCTTGGAGGTTATTGGTCTATTACAAGCACCATCCACCTCTGTAGGCTCTGTAGGGGCAGTATGAAGACTAATTGCCTTATTCAGATAGAACTGTGCCTTGAGCATATCTTCAAGCCTGTCACCCTTCTGTCCAAGCCTTGAGAGGTACTTGAGTGTATTACCTATACAGAATCCCTCAAAGGCTTCTATACCCATCTTGGCTTCAAGGTAGTCGATACACTCTATTCCACCAGTCTTGTAGTGTGGTGGCTCGTTGACCATATCTGGAGCAATTTCACAGATTCCCATTTCTTTATATCCAACCTTACCCAATGGAGCAATATCACACTTCATGATATAGAAATCATCTTCTGTAACCTTTTCTGAATCTACACTTTCAAATCTATCTATGGAATGGAACAACTTACCATCTTTTCCTTTTACTGAGAGTATCAAATTACCGTCATACATACTTGCTCCGACCATTTCATAAACTTCGCCAAGGATAAGACCCTCGACATTGTCCTTTGTTCTGGAGATACATCTTACAAATTCTCCCATTTTATATACTGGATTCTCGTCTGATTTCAATTCAACTTCCTCCTTCACTATTTCTGAAACTAACTCCAAACCATTCTCACCTATGATATAAACTTGTGATGAAAAATCTCCTTTGGCTTCTCTTATTCCATAAAGAGTTCCACTCCAACTACCATGACTTGCTACTACCATGACCTCATACTCGCCATCTTCTGGTGATGCATTGTCTTCATAAAAACCACAATCTGCTAAGTATTCTTCATACCAATCTCTGTAGGTAGTATAAGAAGCACCATTATTTATTATCTTTACGATATCTCCAGCCTTGAATTTTCTATCCAGTTCCAATGAATCAGTCCAGCAGTACCAACAACTATCTCCACCAATTCCAAATTCATGTCCACCATGACCATCATGCCAGTTATCTACCTCAACTAATACCTCACAATCTTTTCTATCATCACCCATTGCTGTTCCGGTGTATCCTTTTGGTACGAATGATGCGTTATTTATAAACCTTACTTTGTCACCTTTTCTAAACTTTTTCATTAATACATCCTCCTTAGTTCGTTCTGTTCTCGTTGCTTTGTCTTGGTCTTGTACTTGTTGGGAATATGTACTCCCACCCCTCTCTTGACATTATCATCTGTCCTATCAACCTTACCTCTCCTGTGCAGTAGTAAGTCTATTCCGTTTATTGTGCCTATGTGTATATCTTTCTTGCTCATGTGCTACCTCCTTAACCTTATGAACTTATTATACCATGCGAGGTAGTATCTTGTCAACATCTTTTTTCTTTTTTCTTAAATTCTTTTTCATTTCATTATATGTCCTGCAACAAATACTGACTACCTTGTGTGACTGTTTACAAGCCTCTGGACACTCATTACAACACTTTAGATACTCTATCTCACCTTTTGCATTTTCAAAAAAACTTAGGTCTTCCTTTGGTCTTCTACCCATATTACACACACTCCTTCATTGCATAAAATTCATCGGCTACTTGAATTATATCATAATACTCCCCTTCTGAGGTTTCAACACCATCTATACATCTAATTCCCCTTCTATTCTCTACTAATACTATTGGAATTAAACCATAATCAATTGTAAGAATACTCATTATTCTACCTCCCATACTTCGCCATCACCGTACACCACTTCTATACCATCATCCAATGACCTTCTACACATTGAACATTCTTTATCACCCCTATCATCTATCTGACCACAGAATGGGCATTTGATACCTTCCTCTACTTCAACATAATCCTCTGAACCACACTTAGGGCAACATGGACATTTTGAATCATCATAATTTCTTCTTTCCCATTTATTACAATCCTTACAATAACAACAAGGTAAAACAATCATTGAAAACACATAGTGTTTACAGTTCCAACAATTTTTCTTTTCCATGATTTCTCCTTTCAAATTACGAATAATTTATTTGAATTGTTCGTAACTTTATTTTCCCCATTCCTCATTTTTCGATGCGTAGCTGTCACATTCTATGATATTGTCATTACCTACTCCATCACCTTTAATTTCACTGTGTTCACAATCTTTACATCTACAATCAATTTTTACAGTTTCCATAAACTTATCTCCTTGCTCGCTCGAATTGCGATTAACGTAATTTATCTAATCTTTTGTTTAAATTAACACCTACATTAGCACATTTAAAACATGATATTACCCAACCTTTTTCTTTATTTTCAAAGCATATACCATCTTTTTTAGGCACTTTGCAAGAGCAAAATACACATACTCCATCATATCTATTTTTCATAATCATACCCCCCCTCAATCGGTCACAATTTTTTCATGTTGTGATTAATCTTCATCACTTTCTTCGCATATCATCATCCATAAATCATCTTCTGTTGAACACTCACCACAAAGTATTTTGATTTCTTTAGTGGCTCTGATTGACTGACCACATTGTGTACATACGTATTTTCTACTACTTGACTTCTTTGTTGAAGATGAACTTTCAACTTTGCTTCTGAATAGTACAAAATCTATTCCTGTTACAGTGTCAAGGAATCTGTTGGTTTCTGGGTTCAACTGTGTGTATGCCCATCCGTTTTTCTGGCTCTGCTCTACCATGAGTCCCTTTGTTTCAGCCATGATTTTGAATTTCCTGTTATGGTAAGTGCCACCTCTTGAACAGTCCTTTATACCCTTCTGGAGATTGTACAGATGAACTAGTTCGTGTAATAATGTTTCAGCTAATGCTTTGTAACCTCTTGCAGTATGTTCTGCACACAAGTTGATTTCATAGTAACCTTCTGTACCTTCTTCTTGCCATGCCCTCCAATTAGTCAGCCATCCATAAGCACCTTTAGTAGTGTCTGGTGCGATTGTTATAACTGGTTTTTCCAATTCACCATTAAAGTATTCTTCATTAAGTACTACAAATAATAACTCTAGGTTTTCTATCATTGGTCTAATTGATGCTTTCATTTTAACTACCTCCGTTTGATTTATTTAACTTTCTATACTTAGTATACCACTTTGAAGTGTACTTGTCAACAACTATTTTTCAGTTTTGTAGACTAATATTCCACCTATGATACATGGAATTATTATCCACCATAATTTAATTATGCAAACCACTA